CTCTCAAAAGGGGTATCTCAAGCTTTCTTGGCTTGAAACACCTCTTTTCAGTTGCTCGATTTTTCCGTACGACTATTGGGTAAGGTAACTTCCTACTGATTTATGCTTAATCTTCCATAATTGTTTCTTCATAATCCGTTCATTATGAATGATTTATGTAGAACATACGCTCAAAATTCCCGATCGTCAAAATTTTTGGTCAGATAATAAATTGCAAAATATGCATCGAATTTCAAAAACAACCCCTCATTCAACATCTCTGTCTGAGGGGTTACTGCTCATACAGCACACTGATCGTGTAAACTAAAATTTATCTTCCACAAATAAGTAAAATTTGAAATATTGCCATTGAAACCTAAACAAGGAGTGTTTCATGGCTCGTCCAAAGAAAAATATCGACGTTGTGGAAGAAACAAAAGAAGAAAACAAGGTTAAAGAAACTCCCAAAGAAGAAGCAAAGCCTTCTCTTGAGATAGTCACCTTTAGTCCTTCTTCAGAGAAACAGGCTTCCAAAGAAAAACTGAATAAACTCATTGCAGAAGAAACCAAGACGGTCAAAGGAAGGTTTAGAAACTATGAAACTCCAGGTGGAAGCCTTAGGGTTCAAGTAAGAAAATACCCCGGAATTCCTCCTTTTGATAAAATAATGTTTGATAACGAAACTTACGAGGTGCCCCTTTATGTTGCACGACACCTTAACGGCGTTGATGTTGCGGCTAAAGCTTGTGATGGAAAGGTCCATAGCTGCTCTTACCCAACTCATGGGTTCATTTGGGAACAAGGAAAGAATATGCCTGCTTCTACACAGGATGACCAAGGCGTTCCGGTCCCTATCATCGGGGTTGCGAAATGGAATCGTAGGTTTGGCTTCGAAAGTTTGGAATTTGATACGCAAGGTTAAGCTTTAATATGACTGCCCCTAATTATTTCGTTCCTCAGCAAATGCCAATAATGGGAATAACTAGGGGCAATCCTACTACTGTCATTACCTTTGGTGATCATAATTACACCAGTGGGCTGGTTGTGAGGATAGATGTTCCTCTTCCTCCAGCCCCTCCTCGACCAGGTGGAAGTCCTACTCCTATTGTCCACACACCACGCGGTATGCCTCAAATAAACGGGATGATAGGTGAAATTACAGTCACAGGTACGGATGAATTTACTATCCCAATTAACTCCACTAATTTTGATCGTTATGTCACGTGTGTTGCTCCAAATGACTTCAGCTATGTAGGCCAAGTCATCCCTATCGCAGAAAATGCTTTCACATTGTCTTCAGCAGGCGTGAATAACAATAACATTACTCCAGAAATCTATGGGACTCCTCCGGCCCCACAAACTATTTAGGTATTTATGACAGTCCCATTTACTTTGTTAGACATACGAAATAAGGTGCGGAGGATCACTGGTAAACTCAATGCCTCAGAGATCACAGATGACCAAATTGATCAATACATCAATACGTATTACATATTTGATCTCAATGAGCAACTACGGCTAGAGTGTTTTCGATTTAATTGGCAATTTTCCACAAATGCCAATCAAGCAGTATATGACTTTCCTAGAAATCTTTATTTAACAAGCATGCCTCCTATCTTCATTGGAGGTTATCAGTCTTATTTGACACAGAGTAGAGAGAACTTCTTCAGAGTCAATCCTCAACTTAATTATATTCAACAGGTAGGTACGGGGCCAACAGGAGGCTCTGCTGGACCATACACATTTAACCTCATAAATACCCCTGTCATGCCTGGCTTCAAGAGCAATCCTCCCGGTGCGTATTTTCTGCCTACTGCAACAACACTAACCTATCCTGCTTCTTCTCTGAACTGGAATGTTATCATTAGCGGAAAAGATGCAAATGGAAAGTCTGTAGTCCTAGTAGACGATGGTGGTGCGAGTGCTACTGGTCATACTAACATAGGCAATCTCTATGATCTTTCAGATGTTAATACAGATGCAGCTTCATCTAGAGGGACAATCAATTATCTTACAGGAGCCATCACCTGCACATTTGCTTCAGCCATTGCCGCAGGATCTGTCATCAACGCACAATACATCCCATACGTCGCTAGTCGCCCTCAGAGCGCCGTATTCTACCAAGACCAGTTAATACTCTACCCGGTGCCTGATCAGGCCTACACGGTCAGTTTAGAGGCCTATAAATATCCAACAGCTTTTCTACAAGTTACAGGAGTCGCACCAGCAACAACAAACCAAGAGCCTCAACTTAGGGAAATGTGGCAACTTCTAGCCTATGGCGCTGCTGATAAGATATTTGCTGACAATGGTGATATAGAAAGCATGATGAAATATCGACCTCTCCTAGAAGAGCAATTAAAGCTTCTTCAACGGCGAACTATTGTCCAATATACGTCAGAAAGAGTATCGACAATCTATACAGAGCAGGCTGGGGTGCCTCAATATCCATTTGGCAATTTGTTCAGTGGATTTTAAAAAGCGCGTGAGGAAGGAGTTACACCCTCTCATGTGGCTATTCTTAGGATTTTACCCTAGTTATTTACCATCGTTGCCCTATCAAGCACTGCCTGCATTCTTACCGGCTTCTCACGCATAAAAGTCAGGGCCTATGAAGGAGAGCTCGGCCCCGACAACCAATAAGGAAGGAGATTATGTGGCTATCTCAATCATAGCCATGCCTTCTTTTCTTGCAATATTTTTCATTCCAGTAATCTTTCATTGAATTCTAAAAATATTTATAGTGAAGACAATGAAAATACATCTCTAGGGACGCCATGTCATATCAACCATACTATGTAGCTGATTTCGAACAAAATTCAGGATTAGAGACTTATTATGAATCATTTCTCCTTCCTGAAAAAGCCTTTCCTGTCCTTGAAGACGCATATTGTTGGAGAGGAAGGGTTAAAAGAAGAGAGGGATTTTATCTTCTTGGGAGGTTGCGTAGGGCATATAAGGCAGCTGGAGGAAATCCATACGTAGGTCTTGCTGCCACTAATGGGGGAAATTATTTTGTAGCCGATGCCCTTTCCTTGGTCCGTCCCACTGAACCCAACGCAGAACTAGATGCCAACACCGTAGATATCACCATTGCTCGAGGAACTGGAACCCAAACAATCTATTCTGATGACGGTGCTGGAAACCTGACTATGATAGCCGGGGGAACTTACACCATCACGAGCGGATCGATCAACTACATTACTGGTGCTATCTCTCTTATCTTTACTGTGGCTCCCGCTGCTGGCCTGACTGTTGATATTGGCACGTACTATTTTCCTGCCCTTCCTGTCATGGGACTTGAGACAGAAGAACAGACATATATCTATCAAGAAAAAATGATAGCTTTCGACCAAAAGTATGCCTATGAATACGACTACACACTGAATAGGTTTATTGAACTGACTAACTCCTTCCCAACTACATGGCAAGGATCAAATGCCCAACTATTCTGGACTACAAACTATTATTATGTAGCCGCCACAGGGAATAACATCTTCTGGGCGACGAACTTTAATAGCGGAGTCCTTGGCGATCCAATACGATATTATGACACAACAGGGTGGACTGATTTTTCTCCTGCTATTGGTGGAGGACTCTCTTTACAACAAGCTCTTTGCCTCATTCCTTTTAAGGGACGGCTTCTGGCTTTCAATACCTATGAGGGAACAGATCTAGCTACTGCAGTAAACTTTCCTCGTCGAGTTCGTTGGTCATGGGTAGGCAATCCTACAGATCAAGTCAATGGCTGGTTGACAAGCCCAGGCGCTGGAGGTTTTCTAGACGCAGCTACGGATGAACATATAGTCTCTGTAGAAGCCTTGAAAGATGTAATTTTGGTAAAATTCGAAAGATCAAGCTGGAAACTGATCTATACTGGGAATCAAATCCAACCATTTGTTTTTCAGAGAATCAATTCAACCTTTGGAGCTCAGTCTACTCACAGTCTTATCCCATTTGATGATGGCGTCTTTGCTGTCGCTAGAAATGCTATCACTACTGACGATACAACTTCTGTGGAAAGAATAGACGTCAATATTCCTCAGCAAGTCTTTTCGATGCTGAATTTAACTGGCCTAAACATTCCAACGCCTCTCTACCCTGGGAATAGAACATATGGGATTAGAGACTACGTAAATGAATTTGTATACTGGGCATATCAGGACACGGCATTATATTCAGCTGAAACTTCGTCTACATTTAACAATAGAGTTCTAGCACTAAATTATCGAAATAAATCATACGCGATATTTAATGATTCTTTCACTTGCTATGGATATTTTCAATCAACAGCTGCCCTGACTGACGCATTTATCCCAAACGTACCTGATATAGCAGCAGGAAATCAGCAAGGATTTGTTGAGATCTTAAACAAACAAGTCCTCAATTCTCCTTCCTTATCGATTAGTTCCATATCTTCAGGAGCTCCTGTCAGACTAAATGTTCCAAATCACAACTTTAGTGTCACTGCAGTCTATTATGTGAAAATAGATGGAATCATAGGACTTGGGCCCAACTCGCCTGATATCCTTAATTTCGCTTCAACTCCTGCTATATACAGGGTAGTTAGTATTGATGCTAACACAATTAGTTTGCTTTCTTATAATGCAGCAACAGATACATTTAATATGCCCGTGAATTTGGCTGTAGGAGGAACATATTTGGGTGGTGGGACCCTTACGGTTATTCAAAATTACAATATAAAGACCAAGGTGTTTTGCCCTTTCTATCAGAATGCGACAAAACAACGACTACCATACATTGATTTTCTCCTCGAGCGCACAACAAAAGGCCAAGCGACGTGTTTGATCTATGAGAACGAGGCTGCGCAGCCTATCAATGCAAATTCTTTATATGCTTCAGGAGTTGCCCTTGGGACAAATATCCTACTAACAACCACGGAAAACGTCTCGACAGGATCTAACCTTGTTCCTCAGCAGGATAATCAAGCTAAGATATGGCATAGATTCTATGTCCAATCAATTTGTCAGAACTTACAAATTCAATTAACAATGAGCAATGCTCAAATTGCTTATCTAGATCCAACACATCCAGAAGACTACAGTCTGTCTATTAATAATAACGACTTCATCTTACATGCAATGGTCTTCTACCTCTCACCAACTGCTAGGTTAGTACAATGACATCTTCTTTTTTGCCAGAATTTAAAGATTTTCCTACAGATGATCCAGAGGAGCTAAAAAGAGTTCTTGTCCAGAGCTACATAGACATTGCTCAAGCTGGAAATCTCAAGGATGTAGCTCAGTATGAGACAGTTGAAACAGTCACTGGACAGAGATTCTTCAATTTGACAAGCCCTGAGGATAAAAGGTTCACATTTAGGCAATGTTATAGCACGGGTGCCATAGCTTCTGGAGCCACAGCTACAATAGCCCACAACATTACAAACATTACCCTATTTACGAGAATTTATGGGACATGTGTTACAGATGTCGTAGACTATAGGCCGTTGCCCTTTACGTCTGCTACACTGGGTACCGACCAAATATCCCTGCGAGTGACTAATACAGACATCATCATCGTGGTTGGGGCCACATCGCCAAACATTACATCTGGGGTTGTTGTCCTTGAGTATATTAGAACATAGGTAAAAAATTATATTTACTGATAAGATTCAGTAAAATAGAGGTGAAAAATGCCATCCATGAAACACATCCCTATAGGTGGGGTAATAGGAAGAATTTTTGGTCATCATAAGCATGATCATGATCATCATCATGGTCATGAACATGGAGAAGGAGAAAAAATCCAACAAGGTCATAAATACGCTAGGCTGCTCAAGAAGTCTGCATTGAATAAGGATCAAAAAAAGATCCTTAAGAAATACATGAAGGCTGTCAAGTCTGAGAAATTCCATAAGCCAAGATTATTTGAGCAAGCCAGACATTTCATGAGGGGCGCTGTTGAAGAAGGGCCTCCAGAATCTCCTCTTGAGGGATCTGCTTCAGACTATATTAAGGGTCTTCTTGAGAATGGAATAGAGCCATCTGCCATTGAAGGTGCTGGCACAGATTTCTTGACAGAGGCGATGCAACATGGCGCTGAGCCTTCTCCTATTGAGGGCATGGCTCAAACATATCTTCAGAATCTTTTAGGACGATCTCCTGAAGAGCAATACAGCACGTTTGCTCAGCCATATATGAGGCAGTTTCAAGAAGAGATCATGCCAGAGGTCGCGGAAAGATTTGCTGGCGCTGGTGCCTTGAGTGGATCTGGTTTTCAGAACGCCATTTCCCATGCTGGTGCTGGCCTTGCTGAGAATCTTGCTTCATTAAAAGGCAATCTCATTAACCAAATGCTTGACAGGCAACTTCAGGGAGCCAATGTTGGTCTTGGCTATGCTCAAATGCCTATGCAAAGATTTGGCCAAAGACTTCAGGCGGCAAATACTGGTCTTGGATATGCTCAGCTTCCCATGCAACGCACTGGAATGATGCTTCAGGCCGCCAATACTGGTGTTCCTTATGCTCAAATGCCCACGCAAAGATTTAATCAGCAATTTAATTATGCTCAGGCCGCCATTCCAACAAGTCTTATTCCTCAGCAAATGCAGCAAGAGAACAATAGATATGCAAATCAACTGAATTTTGCTCGACAACAACAGGTTCTTGGCACGCCAACCACAAACACAATGCTTATTCCACCACAGACGAGAGATCAACGTGGTGGATTTTGGAGAGGAGCAGGACCAGGACTTGCAGGAGCTGGAGCTGGCGCTGGAATTGGTGCGCTTCTCGGAGGTCCTGCTGGGGCACTAATGGGTGCTGGCATTGGATCTAGTCTTGGGAATTCTTTGAGAGGTGGAGGAGCAACAGGATTTTCTCTTCCAATTGGGCTATCTCCTGTCTCTGCTTCATCTAATCCAATGTCTACTTCCCCTATTCGTTCGCAAATGTTCTCCCCAGAAAACAACCTATAAGGCAAACCATGGGCAACTTTATTCAAATAGATCCTAGGATGTTCGATCGTGGACCCAGAACATCTATGTTGGTAGGTCAAGCCATTGGGAATACAGCTCAAAAGGCGGGAGATCTATTTTTGCAGGGCAAGGTCCAAAATATGCTAGCCAGAGGACAGCAAAGAGAATCTGCCAAGGGAATTGCCTCGCTATATCCTAGAGAGTATCAAAAACAGGTAGAAGATGCATATAGCCAGGTTCCTTTGGCATATCATGGCGAGGGTATAAAGCAGGCCCAAGAGTTTATGGGAGCACCAGGCATAGACTTCAGCAGTGGAGTTCCATCATCGTTTCTTGGTCGAGTTGGCCCAACCCCTATGCAACCTCCTCAAATGCAGCAGCCTGCCCAACGAGCGATGTATGCGCCAGAATCCATGCTAGAAGGCCCTAAACCTGTCCAGGTTGAAGAAAAGACACAGCCCCCTACATCTACAGCAGTGGCAGCCAATATTGATGCCCTACAGCGAATGGGACAAGGACTGCCAGTAGCCAATCAGCAGGGACAAGCAAACGTAGCGGCTAATCAATTTCCACCAGCGTCAGGGGCTCAACAGCCACAAGCACAACCACAGCCTGAAAATATTCCATTGGAGGATTTGACAGCTCCAGAGGTGAATGGCCTATTGAGAATGATCCCAAAGAAGTCAGATCGAGATGCTTTTATTAAGGATGTAGAGAGAGCAAAAAAAAATAGTAGAGCCGAGAGGGATGTTTCCGCGAGAGAAGGAAAAAATATACAATCAGAAAAGACCTTTCAATATAATAAGAAGCAAAAAGAAATAGATAGAGCCGAAGAAAACACGAAAAAATTTAGGGAAGGTCTTAGCGCAAAAGAAGAGACATTGCCCCAAAGACAACAGGCTCTAGATATTACTATAGACGCTATTCAAAGAGGAAGCCTCGGCCCTTTATCTATTAACCACCTCGCCAGCATGTTTGGTATGTATGGAGAAGATGCAAAACAATTGCTTTCAGGAGTTAAGACCTCACTTCTTTCTGATCTTTCTCCAATTGGTGGCAAACAAAACGTCTATCTTGAACAAATGATGGCAGGATCGCTTCCACAAATTGGCACGACCCAATCTGGAAATCTTATTGCCACCGATATTGCACAATCAAAGATAGATATTGATAGAGCATATGTTGAAGCTTACAATGAAGTAAAAAATAAATATCTTAATGATCCACAATATGGCTATTTTCCGGAAAAAGGAGTCGCAGAAGTCCAGAATGTTCTAAGGCCTAGACTGGAACAAATTAGAAAAAATACTTTTTTTAA